CTAATGATACATATAAACTTGATGTTAATGGTACAGGAAGGTTTAGTGGGCAGTTAACAGCATCAACAACAGTAGGTGGGACTTCTGCTATATTCCAAAATACAGGAGCGCAAAATTCTAACGGAATAGAGTTAAGAGGTGGTACGAGTGGAACAGCAGTCAATTGGAAAATTGAAAAAGATAATACAGTTAGTAATGCTTTTCAACTTACACCGTCAACAGCAAATGGAGGGACTACATATACTACTCCCGTTTTAACCATTGCTAACACAGGAGCAGCAACATTTAGTTCAAGTATTGCAATAGGAAATTCAGTCGCAGCAGGAGTAGCAGTACCAAGTACACATAAGGTATCAATAATGATTGGTGGTGTACAATATTATTTATTAGCATCAAACGTATAAAATAAAATAAAATATGACAACGTACAAATGGATTATTTCACAAATGAATGAATACCCAACAACTGCTGACAACCTTACTGATGTGGTGTTCACAGTACATTGGAGGAGACAAGCAGAGCAGATTGATGGTAGCAAGACTTGGTTCGCAGAAACCTATGGCGCACAGAGCATCCCTGCCCCATCACCCGACAACTTCACCCCCTACGCTGACCTGACTCAAGCAATCGTAGAGGGATGGTTAGAGAGTGCAATGTATGTGCCGGTAATTGATGCATCACTTGATGCCCAAATTGAGAACCAAAAAAACCCAAAAGAAGTTTCCCTTCCTTTGCCTTGGGTAGAAAATAAGATATAACTTTGTAAAAATTATAAACTATGACACTTATTGAATTGAAAGCACAAGCCTACGACATCCTTGCTCAGATTGAGTACCTTCAGAAGCAACTCCAAGAAACTAACGCTAAGATTGGCGAGGAACTTCAAAAAGAGAAAAACGAGAATGGATAGCAAAAGTATTGGAATGTGTGTAGCGACTATACTGATAAAACTTTGGGCAGATCTTGCCCTTAGTCAAGTCGGTGTAGTCGTTGCCATTTTAGCAGGAATCTCAACGATTGTCTACAATGTTTACAGGATGATTAAAGAATTAAAAAGATGAGGCAGTTCTTCACCGAAGAAAGCAATCGTTTAAGCATGAAAAGACTTTGTGCCTTTGTTGGTACTTTGTCAATTTGTGCGACTATGATTGCTAAACCTACTGAGGTAGCGATTTATTCGGTTACATTTTTAGTATCATCAGCACTTGGGTTCGCATCTGCCGAAAAAATATTTAAGAAATGAAGTACATATTTTTACTCATTCTACTAATTGGATGTAATCCAGTTAAGCAGGTTTTGAGAGATCAGGACAAGTTAGAGCAGATTGCGAAAATTGTAATCGCAGGGGGGTGGTGTGCTAACGATACTACCTTTATCACCAAGTCAGATACCTTGGTTGAGTTTGACACTTTAATCAACGTAAAATTGCAAGTTGATACCCAAAAAGTAAACGAATATGTTTACATCACGAATTGGAAAACAAGGGATATAATCAAGTCTGTAACGATTCACGATACGTTAAAGTCATACATAGTTGACAATGCTCGTGTGAGGTTATTGCAGACCGATTCAGCACGTTTAAGTAATGAGGTGATAAGTTGGGAAGGAAAGGCAAAAAGAAGGCAGTTATGGATATTTTTATTGATTGGTGTAATTGGTGCATACTTTTACATAAAATCTAAAATATGAAACTAAACAAGGAAGCATCTGACCTCATTAAATCATTTGAAGGATGCAAGTTAAAGGCTTACCAATGCAGTGCTAAAAAGTGGACTATCGGGTACGGAAATACCTTCTTTGAGGATGGTACACCAGTTGTTGCAGGAAATGCAATAAGTCAGCAAAATGCAGAAGATATGTTTGAATTGATTGCGAATGAGTTTGCTGCAAAGGTGGCAAAATTAGTAACGTCAAACGTAACTGATAACCAATTCGGGGCATTAGTTTCATTCGCATATAATTGTGGTATTGCAAACCTTCAGAAGTCTACACTTCTTAAAAAGGTTAATGCCAATCATAATGACCCAAGCATTAGATCAGAGTTCTTAAAGTGGAACAAGGCAGGTGGCAAGGTTCTTGCAGGTCTTACTCGGAGAAGGGAAGCAGAATCTAATCTTTATTTCAAATGAGAAAAGTAGACATTGCAAGAGAATATCGTGAAAAGTACGGGTGGGATATGCCCACCTTAAAACTCGCAAGAATTCTATACAAAGAAAACCCTTTGCTTTTTACAAACATAGATTCGGCAAGGTCAAAGTTACGGCAAATAGAAAACAAGTACGGCAAAAATAATATATATAAAACCAATAAGGACATGGAGGAAAGACCAAAGAACCCGTACAACTTACCACAGTCAGATGAGGCAATATACAAACCTTACGAGTTAAAAGCAAAGCGATTGTTGGTTCTTTCCGACATTCATATACCATATCATTCTATTGGTGCAATTACCTGTGCATTTGATTATGCTAAAGGCGAGAAACCCGATGCCATCCTTTTAAATGGTGATATTATAGACTTCTTTGGGTTAAGTAGATTCTCCAAAGACCCAAAGGCGAGGTCATTTGCACATGAACTAAACACCTTTAAGGAGTTTATGGATGTGCTAAAAAAGACATTCAATGCCAAGATATACTTTAAGATTGGCAACCATGAGGAAAGGTACTTCCATTTTCTTTGGATGAAGGCACACGAGATTGTAGGGGTAGATGAGTTTGAACTTGAGAACATTATTAAGTCAAGGGCAGAAGGTATTGAAATAATCAAGGACAAGCGGATTATGAAAGCAGGTGACCTTAATATCATTCATGGGCATGAGTTCGGAGGTTCGGTATTTAGTCCTGTAAACATTGCAAGGGGATTGTTTCTTAAAGGTAAGGTTAGTGCTATGCAAGGACATAACCATCAGACTTCAGAGCATACTGAGTCAAATATGAATGGTCAGATTACTACTACCTGGTCACTCGGTTGCCTTTCAGAATTGCATCCGGCATATCTGCCCATTAATAAATGGAATTGGGGTATGGCATTAATTGATATTGATGGGCAAAACTTTGAGGTAAGAAATAAAAGAATCCATAACGGCAAAGTCCTTTAAGATGGAAGAGGACCTCATTTTAGGCGAAGGCGAAGAGGTTGAGGAAATCATTGAAGAGGCAGGATACACCTACCCTGAGTACATATCTGCCTCCGTTGAGGTCCTAACAATGTTGGAAACTGCTAACCCTATGACCCGTGAAGAGGTAGAAAAGATGCAGGAAATCAAGCAAATGTGCTTGGAAATGCTTGAATATTCTGTGAAAAATATGCATAAGATGCTATTTAATAATGACATTTGATTGTGACTTAATGTGTTTATTAATGTGATTTGCCCCTGATGTTTCTACATTGGGGGTCTTTTTTATGGGTAATCGCTAAAAAATATTTTAAAAAAGATTAAAAAAGATTTGTTTGTTTGAAAAAAGGTGTTATATTTGCTCTATCAAATCACACACAAAAACACAAAAAATGACAAACTTTACAGAATTAGAGCAAATGGTTATCAATGTTATTGCAAAGGGAGATTATTATGATGATATGCCTTCTGAGTGTATCGGAAACATAAGTGATATAACTGGAGTAAGCAATAAGATATTGAGAGGTGTTTTATCTTCATTAGAGCAAAAAGATGCTATTATAATTGGCGAATACCCTAATGGTATGAAAGCATTTATGTTGGTAGAATCTAAGTAAACAAAAATGGGGCGAGGCATCCTACACCTCATTAAATCACATAAAATTAAACACAAATGAAAAAGTCAACACTTCAAACCATCGCAATCGTAATCCTTGCTCTTATTCTTTGCTCTGCTGACAACTGGTTCTAAATCACATCTAAAATAAACACAATGAAAGAATTACTACCTAAGTGGGGAGACCTCACGCCTTATGAACGCCATAAGTTGCTTGGCGAAATTATTGATTCAATGATATACTCGGGTGAAGCATTGCAACACCTCAAGGTCACTGTTGAGCAGTTCCGCTTGATGGGGTATGTCCGCTCAGTTATTTTACCTCAAAACGAAGAACAATGAAAAAATGTACTTATTGCAAACAAGATAAACCATTGGACCAATTCAACAAGAACGCTGGTGCAAAAGATAAAAAAGCAAGTCGTTGTAAAGCGTGTGAGAAATTAATAAAGGACAATAAAAAAGATATTTACTCAGATTTATACAAATTTTTTTAATAATCAAAACAAAGACAATGACAAGCAAAGACCTCAGAAGATTAAGAAGAAGCAAGGAAGTTACCCAAGAAAAGTTAGCAGAAATTAGTGGCATCTCACTTGCCACAGTAAACAGGGCAGAAAAAACTGGAAAGGTTCGGTTAAGCACAATGCAAAAATTATTTCAAGTTTTAGAAGAAATTAATTAACTTTAACACAAATCAAATCACAAACGCAATGAAAAAACAAGTCACAACAAATGTCCGCATACCTGCGGAATGGTTAAAGGTTAGCATCGCAGACATTATGATTATGGTTACTGCAACCATTAATGATGCAGAGGATTACGTTGATGTCCAAGTTAGGGAAATAATAATCCCAGGTTATCACTGCATAAACATCCTGCCTCAGTTTCATTCTGCATTTTATGAATTGGTAGAGCAGAAGTGCATGGATGCTTTTACGTTCAAGATGGATAGTAATTATGACCACGAATACTATTCAGACTATGTACTATGACCGAATAGAGATGACCTTAATGGTCCGTGATGAAGTCCGAGCAACGGCATTCCCTTTAAGATGTCACGAAAGTATAGAACGGCAACGGCATCAATGGTACTTCTTCTACGGGTTAAAGTCCATTAGAGATTGGGAAATCTTCATCACCCATAAGTCAATGATGGAGAACTCAGCACCATTCAGAATTGAAAAACCTTTTCCTTATCACATTAAATCAAAACAAAATGAATCAACAGAATCAGGACCAACAGACCAGCATTGCGAATCAACTAATCCTTCAGGGGGACTTGAGCAAACTGTCGGCAAACGACAAAGTTAGGTACTATAACGGGTATTGCGAAAGAACCTGCTTGACAGGATTGCAGGAAACAAACAATAAGAATAAAATTATGTACCTCATTTCTTAAATATTTTTTCAGCAGATGAGAACCCAAGTGCTGATGATACTATAAATGTTACGGCAAAGATTGAGGCATCATTAGGTTTAGCAATCATAGTGGCACAAAGTGACAAAGTGCCAATGATGGCACAAAGTCGCTTCATACTAAGTCTATTGCTTTCCTCTGTAAAGAACTGCCTCATTGTTTGATTTCTTTTACCAAGCGGTAAACATTGTATACAATCGTTGAGATTCCTGCCAAAATAGCAACAACCACACCGACCTCGGACAAGGCAATATCTGCCCATACCTTGATCAGTATGGTTGCTACACACATTCCAATAGATTTACTATCCATTTTCTTGCTTCAATTTTTCAATTTCTTCTGCTATCTTCTGATTCAGTTCTTGGAGTTGCTTTTGATGGTACTCCAAACTTGCTAAAATATCATAAGCGGCTGCCTTCAGTTCTGTAAGATTCATAGTATTTAATTTATGGTAAAATTACTAAATTTAACTTATCCGCACTCCATTGATATATCCAAGCATTGATTGCCATTGCAGGTTGGTCACCCCAATTGATGTAGTCTTGTCCATCAATTGTGAGATTTGATTGAGCAATCTGTTCTCCAATTGATTCAACACCTTCAGCATCCACAACCTTTGTGAACAACTGCCAATAATTAGTTGCTGAATTTTCATAATTGTCATTGATGCAGGTAACTTGAAAATACTCTGCTGATTTGCTTTCGCCATTTACCCATATATCAACGGGTTCGATTTGTTTTGCCATTTTTATTTATTTAAGATTGTGGAGGATAAGGAGGTTGTGGTTTTGGAACATACTCGCCTTGTGGACAAGATAGCAACCACTCATATTGTGTACCAATCAATGTACGTTTATCATCATCGGTTAGAAATGTAAACCAAATATCATTGATGTCTTGAACGCAATTAAAGATTTCAAATGGTGCATAATATTGACCTTGTATTATATCTTTCTGCTCAATTGTTAAAATGTAACCTATCATACTTGCCTACTTAATGATGTTTGAAATGTTTGAACTGCCGTATAGAAATCTGATATTTGTGTATTAGTTAATCCATCTCCTATGGAACTAAACGCACATTGTTTGCTTCCGTAAAAAATTGGACTTATTGTAGGCGCAC